GATATGGCTCGACAAGTTGTGCGACATCTGGGTCGAGTGCGCGTGTCACTCGTATCGCACCCAAGTCTCCGAAGCCGGCAACGCCGAGCGGTGAATCGTAACGCTTGAAAATTCTTGACGCCTGAATGATCACAGCTTGTGTGATCGGCTCAGGTACAGACGGCCAACCGTAAACAGCGGTCAGTTGCACCAATGCTTCCGAGCCGAAGTTCGCGTTCAATGTCGGGAACAGATAGTCGCCGACTGCACGGATGCGCGTGTAAGGAACTGTCAGCCCGTCCAAGATTCCGTTCACTGGTTCTAGTTGCCAATCGCTCGGACTCCAAGTGACATCAAAGTTGCCGTCCGCATTCGTTTGTGTTCTGAGTGTGATCGCAGTTCCAGCGATGTCATCAATCTCGCACACGAATGAATCGGCTGCGGTGAACACTCGTGTCGTTGCCGAGCCGTACTGCCAGAACTGTCGGTTCGCATAACCATCAATCAGTCGACTGGCTGCTCCGGCACAATTGTCTAGAAGTTCATCGTCTTGATTGTCCGCAGTGCCGATACGAAGAGCAGCCTTGATTTGGTTGCGTGTGGCGTAGCCGTTCGTGATTGCCATAGTTTCCTTATCTTACTTCAAACACAGGTGGCCATTCGGCTCGATAACGCACACTACCAGTCTTGTGCATGTCCCTCAACAACCTTGTCTGCTCAATCGCCTCAGGTGGCACACCCGCTGAACTGTGACTGAACGAATCTTCATGCACACGCCAAGTCCACACACAACGCGAATCAAACACGACAGACAATCCTTTAGCACGGAAGTCAATCCAGAAGATCCAATCATCAAGCCACACAGGTCTGAACGGGATTTGTGTTGCGACTTCTTTGCGCATAAGAATCCAACCAGGCATCCCGTTATGGTCAAGATCTAGAAGACGGTTGAACTGGTCAGGTGTGCCATTGCAGAATCCGTTTTGCCATCGTCCCATCACATTGATTGCGTCACCGCCATACGGCATACCGTCAAAGAAGTTCTTGTCCATCAAGTCATCAACTGGTTTGTAGATAACCCATTCGGTGGTTGCGACTTGGAACGCTTTGTTGCAAGCCAACGCAACCGAACCCATGCCACCGATCTTCGAAGGTGCGTCAACAAGTATCCAACCGTCAGGCAAAACAAGTTTCGTGTCCGACACAACGATGATCTGTTCAGGTTGCGGATCTAATCCTTGAATGTTTGCGATGTGTTCTTTACCGAACTTGTCCCAGAATTTTGCTGAACACGGTGTGATGATTGCGACAGGTGCGTTCATCTTCGGCGATACCAAGACTCTGGTGCTAGACCTTCTCGAATGTAGGCAGGATAGTAATCGTCCATCTCAACTTCCCACAATGTTTCACCGCGTATCGAGCGACCGATCCGATAGTTCTCGGCCATGAATGCTTCAGGGTCATCGACCATTAGTTCTTGATGAGAGAACGACCGCATCTTGTTAGCAGCCCATTCAGGTCCACCCATCCACGACACATGCCAACCTGATCTCAGATTCGGCAACCGTTCACGATTCGAGCGCATGTGTTGCGCACCACCACCGCGTTGACCATACGGTCCCGCGACCATCGTGTGTTCATCTGTGAGACGCCAATATGCCGACATCACGAGACGCTTCATCATGTAACAATGCCAACCTTGTTTGAGTGTGTCGATGTCGGCTGGGTTCCAGATCTCGTCACAGTCCGCGACTGTCACGATGTCTTCGGCTTGTGGTTTGAATTGTTGCAACGCAACAAACAGATGGTCGCGTTGTGCGTGTTCAGCCGCCCAACCAAGTTGATGCGGGTTCGGTTCGAATGTTTCGTAATGGATTTTGCCGCGCCAACGGTAGAACCTGTCAAGATCAATACCGTGCGGTTTGGGTTGACCCATGAAAGTTGTAGACGACTCAACAATGATGAACAGATCAACGACATCACCTAACTCCCACAACCGGCATTCGAGCATGTCATGTTCTTGGTTAAATAAGATGCAGTCGAAGATTCTCATCAATCCCAACTGAGATCTAGTCGGCGTTGCAGATCCCACTGACCTGCGTCAAGTCTTGCGTTGCGAAGTTTGAACAACTCCAGATTCGATGCGAAGGTTTGCGAGTTCTTACCTTGGAATGAGACATCGGACAGAAGTGTTGACGAGTTGTCATGCACGATGATGTCTTGAGATTTGCGAATCGTTTTGCCGAGACGCACAGCGCGACGCTCATAGTCGTTGTCTTCAAAGTACGCGGGATGGAACGCTTCGCAGAACAGGCCGACATCTTTGACTACATCGGAGCCGATCCATGCGCAAGCCCACTCTGGTGAACCTGTGAGATGAATCTCGTTTGGATAGCACGACTCCCAGAACTGTTCAAGTTTGTCTGGCATAAACCAGGCGTCTGAGTTCATGAGAATCCAACCAGATGCGAACGGTGTCATCTTGATGCCAAGATTCCAAGAAGTTGCCACACCAAGATTTGATGGCATGTCCAAGATGTATGTTTTGCCGTGCCGACTGTGGCGTGGCATCACCAAACAATCTTCTTCAATTTTGCCTCCGTTGTCGATGACGATGATCTTGTCGACTGGGAAGTCGAGCGAATCTATGCAGCGTTCAAGTAGGTCGTATCGGTTGAGAACAGGTATGACTATGACCGGCACCATGTAGACAACTCCTTCATCGCAGGCTTCCAATACTGCTCAAATACAGCGTCGGCTCCGTACCCTAGGGCATGGGTGATTGCGTCCTGAGAACGGCTTCTAGGCGCGTTATAGGCCGACTTGAGGGCATTGACGATGTCAGGCACAGACGGTGTGAAGAACCATGACTTCTGTGCCGCATCCCACCACGGCTGACCTTCAACCGTCCAACCATCACCGACCAGCTCAGGTTGCGCTGTGAAGTTACTCACGATCACTCGACACCCGCAAGCCTGCGCCTCGATCACAGGAATGCCGAAGCCTTCGCCCATACTGCAAGCAAGAAGAACATCGGACGCCGTGTACATCGCAGCCATCACATTCTGTGGAATACCATGCCGATATGCGTACTGGTCAACGACCTTGTACTTGTCTGGCGATATGCCGACTGCATCCATCAATGTCGGCAAACTGATACCAGACATCGCACCATCAGGTTCCGTGTACAAATACAGCACCGCATCAGGATGATCTTTGGCAAAGATTGAGAACGCAAGAATGTTTTCAGCCCACGCCTTACGGGCAGGCTGATTGCCTTTGTTCGTCGCAACCATTGACACAACAAATCTGTCTTCTTCCCAACCCATGAACTCTCGACCAGTCATCTTGCCGCCGTTCTGCAAAGCAACCGACTCGGTTGGTTGGAACACAGATTCGATTGCGTGAGGAACATACAGATGCTGAACTCCTGCAACATCCAACATTCGTGAACCAAATTTTGACATCGCGATCGGTCTCACATTTGGACGCGCACACCATTGCAACACATCTGGCGGTGTTGGCTGATGATCAATCGGAACCCAAGACGCGATGTTCTTCCAATCTTTCAACGACTCAGATTTCAACACCCACACATCAAACAATGTCATCATCAAAGTCGGCGTCGACAAATCTTGACTTGCCCATTCCGTTGTGTGCGCAACAAGCACATCGTCGCTGTATGCGGCGAGTCCTTGTGGGTAGACCTTGAATCCGTTCCATGTTGATGACGAACCCGCAAGTCCGTACATTGCGTGGATTGCTATTTGGTGGTTTTCTTTCGCGAGCCTTTGGATGACTTGCGCGGTTTGCTGACCGTATCCTGTTGCTGCCCAAGGTGCGTTGCTATACCAGAGGATTCTGAGTCTGTCGGGATTGGCTGGTCGGACACTTCCAAGTAGTGCGCCGCGCCCGCTCGGACTAATCGTTCCGCCAACGCTCCTGGCATCTCGACTGGTATGCCTTTGACGATTACTGTTTGCCACATGATCCTCCTAAGAATAGTGCGGGAATAGGTAAAGCCTCGGCAAGTCCTGCACGACCTTACCGAGGCTTAATCCTAGTCACAGCCCTTGCGGACTGTCATGTCTGTTATCGGTTGCTCTAATTAAGCAGCGTTGCCGATGAAGTGTTTGACATGTGATGTTTGTGGCAAGTTGCCATCGACACGCATTGTTGCGCGGAAGGTAATCAGGTCAGTGCTGAATGCGAAGTCATCGCTTCGATCCAACTTGATGCCGCCTACCGAGCGAACGAAGTACGAAGGAAGGTGTCCGAAGATTACCGACTTTGCACTTGTTGCTGTGTCTGCCATACCTGGGTTCTCGAATACTGGGTATCCAAGAAGCAAGTCATTTGCGTCTGCGCTAAGTGCTGGTTGGAACACGAAGTTGCCTGCCGTGTCCTTCAGTTTGCGCATTGCACCGATTGACTTTGCATTCATCTGGAAGCCTGCACCAGCCAAACGACGACCGGCTGTGTCTACCGAGTAGACCAAGTCAATCAAGTTGTCTGCTGTGAACGCACCCGAAACTGCGGTTCCGCCAGTTACGCCGAGAGCTGAAGCCACGACGATACCTTTTGGTTGGTTTGTTCCTGAGCCAGTTGTCAGTGAAGCGTTAACACGCACACCGAGTTCGTTGCCGGTCTGATCAGCCAAGAAGCGCAAGATGTCCACGCCTGAATCTTCGACCAACTCTCGTGAGAGTTGAACGAGGAACGAGAACTTGTATGCGCCCAATGTGATGAATGAGTTGAATACTGGATCCGATTCTGCGATTGCTGTGCCTTCGCCAACGATTGCCGCTGTCGAGTATTGAGCAAGTGATGGAATCTGAAGGTTCTCGCCTGATGCTGTATTCAAGACTGTTGAAGTCTGGAGCATTGGACCAACCGTACGAGCAAGCATGATCACTTGGTCGTAGAACGATGTTGGTACTGGTGCGCCTGCTGATGTCTTTACAACATCACGCTTCTCAAACATGTGTGAACGAATTTCACCTTTTGCCATCGAACGAATTACATCGTTGTCGTTGCGCTCTGCGCGTGGAGCGTCAGCGACAGGACGAACCTGGTCTGCGATCTCGCGTGTTGCTGCATCCAAACGAAGTTCACGGGCCTCATCGGCGCGGAGCTTCTCGATTGTTGCTGTGCGCTCGTCAAGTTCTTTGCTGATGCGCTCATATGTCTGTGTTTCTTCTGCTGACAAGTCACGCTTTTCGGCGGTTGCAACATCAAGAATCTTCTTTGCGGCTTCCCACGCTGTTGCGCGTTGTGCCATTTGTTGTTCAATAAATTGTTTCATGATTTCTCCATGAGTAGTAGTTGATTGGTGGTGCGCAGGAAGTTGTATTCCGATGGCGCGGGACGCTGACCAATCTCTAGTCGTAGCGGGACGCTTACCGACAGAATGAACTATAGACGAGAATCTAGAACTTTTTCAACAGTTCAAGATGTTTTGTCAACAAGTTCACCGACGAAGGGACTTTGGCTGGTTCGGCACGAAGTTTACCGACCGCACTCGACAACAGTTCAGCCGATTCATCCGACAAAGTGTTCCCAGATTCGAGCATCGTGATCGCCTCAGCGAGCTTGTCTGCGTCAACACCTGTGCGCTCGGCAAGGATGTCAAGAGAACGAACAGTTGCCGAAGTTGCTTTGTAGGCAGGGAAGCCTGTCACTACAGATACTTCATGCAAACGGACTTGGCGTAGTTCGCGGGTCATGCCATCATCTGACCATTTGTCGCCGCCTGAAGGAACCGAGAAGCCGAACGACATCGAGTCAACATCGCCGCGTTGCATCAGAACGCTCAGGTCACGGCCGACAGTTGTGTCTGGCAGATCGGCGTTCACCAACAATCCTCGTGAATCTTCTTCAAGTCGCAAAGTCTTTGACCGTGTCGAAGCGAGAAGCATCGACGAGTCATGGTTCATGTACATCTTGATTGTGTTGCGACCTTTCAACGATTTGCGGAATGCACCTGGTGCGATTCGCTCGATGAACGGCAACGGTTCAGAATCAGAATTGAAGACTGCTGCATAACCTGAGAATGACATTCCGTCACCTGTTGGACCTGCGCGAAGTTCAAACTCGTTGACATGAATGCGGCGTGTCTCAACCTTGTTGTCTTCCATGCCTGGAATGTTAGCAAAGTATTCAGTCTTGGCGCGATGGAACGAGAACAATCCTCGTTCGTCTTTGATCTGGTTTGCTTTGCGTTCGAACCAGTCTCGTGCCGGTTGCGGGTTGAGCGGGTTGATTCCCCACAGATAATGTGCGACCGCACCCGCACCAGGGAACTCGTCGTTCGTCGAATCCGAGTTCTTTGGTGCGTCTAGATCGACTGCGTGTCGTTGCGCCCATGCGTTCGAGCGGATGACTTTGTCTTCGGTGATGTCGCCTCGCGCCATGTCTCGTGCTTCACGAACGGTTCGATCGACCAGCCCTTCACCCGCGAGACCTTGACCGTAGTAGTCCAATCCTTTTCTTGCTGCGGTGCGAATGTAGACAGGTATCTCAAGAGATACCTGCCGAACTGATTCTTCTTCTTCTTCTTCCATTTCTTCTTCATGTGGTTGCCATGCGTTGCAATAGAATCCGCCGTCAACATAATCATCCCACTTCGTACAATACGCTTTCAGATTGTCACCTTCGCCTTGCACATTGTCTTCGTCGTAGAACGCACAGTTCCCGCAAGCACGACCTTCAGGAACATCAGGTGAGAGTGCTGGACGATAGTTGTCTGGCAACGCACGGTCAGCCGCCGAATGTTTCGGATGATCAACATGCAACAGATCATTGTCGGTGATGTACTTCGGATTCTGCGGACGACCAGTACGACTCAAATACAAGAACGCATTCACACGCGCCATCGACCAAGCCGCTCGACTAACACCAGGACGATGCGATGTCGAGTACGCACCAGAACCGCGACGATACACAGACTTCAATACACCGAGCGTGACACGAGTCCACACAGGCCGATCACCTTCAGTCATCTTCTCGTTGTGATCCGTGACTTTGTTTCGCAACGCCGTCTCAGTTGTTTCATTGATTTCAATCCCACCTTGTTTACCTGCAGCCGAACCAGCAGGGTTCTTGTCGCTGCCTGTGATCTGATCCTTCGGTGGTGCAGGTGCGCGTTCACCACCAGGTTCCATGTCCTCGGCAACAGACACCGCGACCATCTGATCAATCGCATCTTGTTTCGTCGAGTGACATCCGATTACTTCGCCGTCTTCTTTGATGGTTGCCCAACCAGAACAATCTGATGACTTGTCGGTAATGAAGTAAGGCATTACGGCGTGATGAGTGTGAAGGCGACTGAGTGACCGGCTTTGGTTGCTACTGCGTAGATGCTTTGCCCTGGATAGATATCAAAGTCTTCGGATGCGCTTTTCGGTAACGCATGACCAGCGTTCACCACGACCGTCACACCGCCAACAAAGATTGTGTCGGTGTTGTCAAGATTGCTGATATGCAAAGTGCCTGGATTTACTCCAGCGTGACTGACAAGTGTGGCAGCCGTTCCGACTGCGATAGATCCATTTGTGATTGGCATGATTGTTACCTCAGACCAACAACAATACCTCAGCATCGTCGTCCAAGATGCTGAATGTGATTGTGCTTGTCGCTTGTGCTTGCATTCCATTCAACGATGTTGAGACAACCGCGTAGCGTCGTTTCGGTTGGATGAGTGGTATCTCGACTACAGGTTCGGGAACTGGTTCAATTTTCTTGCGTCGTGGTGCGGCGTATTGTCGACCGCCAGTCGGTGTCGGTTCTGGTGTTGGTTCTGGTGGTGTCGGTAGAGAGTTGGCTGTGGCGACGAGTCCGTCAAGGTCTGCTGATGCGACCGCGTTCTGTTCAACCGCTGTGATCGCCGAAGCAGCAAGACCGCCAAGGTTTGCTGATGCGGTTGCAGGTAGCACGACAATTGCAGTCGCCGAACTGGCAAGTCCGCCGAGTTGTGATTCGGCTGTCGCTTCGGTTGTGACGATTACTTCTGCAACTTCAGCAATGAGTTCACCGAGGTCGGCTGATGCGGTTGCGAAGTGTGCGACGGTCGATGTCGATGTCGCCGACATTGCGCCGAGTGTCGCTGTGCCGGTTGCAGTTGTTAAGAACTCTGCACCGTCAAGAAGACCGTTGCCATCAAGAACAGATGTGTCAAGAATGAACGGTGGACTGAATCCATCCAACCCGAATGTGGCGTCGTTCAGTTCGCTCGTGTCGAGCAGGAATCTTTTCACCGCCATCGCGGGCAACTAACTTGCGACTGTTAGTGATGCAGACAGGTTTCCAGATGAGATCGTGTAGGTGTCACCAGCTGTGTATGCGTTGCCTGTGATCGTGCCAGAGAACAAGAAGTTACCTGCCGAGATGTTGTCCCAAGCGGTGAAGTGTGTTGCGTCTTGCGAACCTGCGATGTTCGTCCAACTGATATCGGCATCAGATGTGATCGCACCAGCGGACGCAGCACCGAACGAAACAACTTTGCGTGTCGTCTCTGTTGCCGCTCCGCTTGTGCCATTTGCTCCAGGATCCGAAACATGAAGTTTGATGTAAACCTGAGTGACAGCGTAAGAAGTGTTGTTACCGAGCGCGTCAAGGAACGAATTGCAAAGATAAGCCGATAGTCCTGTTGCCATTACTCTTCAACCCTTTCGGTGATTGTCAAGATCCGGCCATCAGAGTCACGCTCAACCGTGCGAACAGTCGGACGATTCTCAGGCACATTCACACGCACCACAGTCTCAGGCACATTGATCACAGGTGCAGCAACATTCACATTCGCCGGCGGAACATTGACAAGTATCTCTGGCATCGTCACATTCACATCACGCTGATTGACATCGTAAGACGGAGTAGGTTCGGCGACCTGTTGCAACAGCACAGGTGCGACACCTGTGTGTGCGATCGGATCAACATCAAGTGCTTTCAATACTGCGGCAGGTTCAAAGCCTGCGTTAATGAGGCGTTGAGCCATCATTGTTTTGCGGTCAAGTTCTGTGAGTCCAGCCGCACCCAAGTCAACATTCGCTAGTGGCACACGGTAAGTGTCACCGCCTTCAGCCGGTCGTAGATCTTCGAAGCGTCGCACATCGTTGATTGACAACCAGCCCGCTTGTAGACCTGATGAATATCCTGCGACTCGTGAGCCGAAGTCGCCGCGCATCAAACCATCAAGATTGAACTTTAGGAATGCGCCACGGCCATCAATGAGTCTTGAATATCCGTCCTCAATCTTGGTGACATACGGTCTGAGTGTGTGCATCACGAAGTGGATGCCGTTCATTTCAACTGATGCGTACGCTTGCGCACCTGACTGAATCACACCAGCCATCGATGGCGGTACACGGAACGCACGAAGAATCTCTTCAACTGCGAACTGTCGTGATTGCAAGAATTGTGAATCGTCTGGTGCGACCGAAGTTGTCGTGTACTTCGCACCACCGAACAGAATCCCTGGACGGTGTGCGCGACGCAAACCTTTGTGACCTTCTTCGAATCCGTCAACCAAAGACTTCGCTTGTTCGCGGGTCAAGTTACCTGGGAACTCGATGATGCCAGAAGTGTGCGAACCTTGACCGAAGAATCTCGCAGCGAACTCCTCAAGTGCTTTCGACAAACCAAGATTCTCTTTGACAAGTTCGATGCGTGAACGGCCACGAAGATCGCCAGGCAAACGCAACTCGGACAAATGAATCATGTTTTCATGCTCGATGATGTCACGATTGTCAAAGACATAGATGATT